CTTCGGCTTCGGCTTCGGCTTCGGCTTCCCGTTGAAGGCGTCGTTCTTCGATTTCCTTCTTAACAATTTCATCGGCACGCTTGACGAGTTCTTCCATGGGCGTATCCGGTTCTTCCTTTTGGAGACGTTCCAAGACTTCGGCCGGGTGGCTAATCGGTGCTTCATCCGGCTTCGTGTAATACTTGGAGTTTTCGTCACCCGGTCGCAAATACGACTTGGCGTCCATCATTTCCTTCTTGCGATCTTCAAACATACGCACAGCCATTTGTTGAGATTCTCTATAACCAGTCATAATCTCTTCGAGCTTTTCATTTTGATAATGCACATCTTCAATAACAGTTGGATCCGGTGGAATGAGTAACCACTTATACATGTCGACGACGTAGATATCAAAAGTGGAGTCTTCTCTTTGAAGACGCTTAGCGTGATTGGCTGCCTCATCACGGGTAGCAAAAGTTCCACGAATCTTGATTCCAAACTTGTCATTCTTTTGCGGACATTCCGGTCCAACAACAGACAAACAAGCGAAGAGTTGACCCGGGACGGTAGTGTAATCTTGTTCAAGAGAAGCCATTATTTATACGAATATATATCTTCAAAACTTTAAGCTATTACAACTTAGGTTTATATTTCAAGTAAGTCAACTGTGTAAAGCTAAAAAACGTATAAAAAACATGGAAGAGATTCGTCGAAATCATAATGATGCTAAGAGACAACTCATACAGAGTGTAACAAAAGAATGGCATCAGATTTTAGATGTTGGGTGTGGTTTTGGCGGAGACCTCCAAAAATGGAGGTCATGTGGATGCAGGATAAACATGTGTGATCCAAATTCAGAATCTCTTAAAGAAGCGAAGAGGCGCGCGGAAAATATGCATATGAGCGTAAATTTTTACGAGGGTGATATACATAACTGCCCCAAAAGAAAATTTGATATTATATGTTATAATTTTTCACTTCATTATATATTTCAAACTCGTGATTTATTTTTCAATTCGTTAGCTGCTATAAAAGCTAGAATGAAACCCGGTGGTAAACTTATCGGTATTATTCCGGATTCTGAGCAAATTATGTTCAAGACTCCGATGGAAGATGAAATGGGTAATTTTTTTATCACCAAGCAAAAGGCAAATGGCGGCTTTGGTGAAAAGTTGTTTGTATATCTAACAGATACGCCATATTATGCGGACGATGCAAAGTCCGAACCAATTGCTTTCAAAGATTTACTCATAACATATCTAGAAGATATGGGTTTTAGTTTGGAACTATGGCAAGGTCTTACCGGAAACAAAATTTCTGAGATGTATAGTAAATTTATCTTTGTATATAAGAGATGATATTAGCAGTCTTGTTGGTTGTGATAAATATAGTCATATTATCTTACACCCGTGAACCAGAAGAGTTATTAGTCGTAAAGGAAAAGTATAAGATTCTCAGGGAACATCTGTCTACACTTGATGCCCCGGAGTTTGATTCTATTAAAAGACGTATATTATTGAGTGGTTATTACAGACCCGTGGATGGTACAGTTGGATATAACACAAATAAAGGCGCCGAAATAGGAATATGTTTATCCGGTACACCAAATGAAATATTCCACGTTCTTTTACACGAACTCGCACATTGCACGGTTTCGGAATACGACCATTCGGAACAATTTTGGAAAAACTACGAAAAACTGAGAAACATAGCTGTAAAACTCAATGTCTATGAACAAATTAGTACAAAGACCGGTTTCTGTGGCAAACACATCCAGGATAAATAATATTTACATACTCTAAATGAAAACACCAGTCAGTGCTGTTATTATGGTCATCTTTTATTGGCTAGTAATATACGGTCTTACTATAGTTCCGCATGTGTTTAAGAACTATAACCTCAATCTTCTTTGGTTGACTGTTGTCATTCCGAACGTTATGCGCTTGATTGTGGGTAGTATCCCCCGTTTAGCCGTCGATCGTATATTCTTTTTCTCAGCGAGTCTCATCGCTTTGATAGTTACATTTGTGGTAAACAGTATTTGGGGTGAGAGTAAAAAGGCGGTCGAGGAATACGGAAGTGACAGAAGAAAGACACTTAAGTTGAGTATCTTGCTCATGTCGGCTTTTGCCATAGGAGCTCTTTTGACCTATTTTTCTGGAATTGATAATTCGATTTACAGTAATATGGGTTGGGAAAGTGATCAGTCCTTGACGATGTAATTCTTTGTAAAATAGAACACAGCCGCGGCAACCAAACCCGTGGAAGCCAAACCAACCATGCTTCTGCTCCCTTGTTCGTTAAGGAACTTAGGAACAGAGGTCACAAGTTTATCTTGGACAGGTTTACTGACAGCGACGGCTGCACAAGCGGCGACAAGCAAAGAAGTCATTTGATCGTCTGTCAAGTTGAACGGATTCTTATTTTCGGTACTATTGTTAGTCGGTTGTTGGCAAGCACCCTGGGGCTGCGCCGCAACCATTTGCGGCATGACTCCTTGCGTTCTGGGTTGTGCAGACATCATGGGCGGTTCCATCATACCCATTTCGCCAGCACCATTGTCAATCATAATGTCCGATATCGGCGTAGAGTCCATCGTTTCTTTATGTTGACTTATATTTTTTTCATCTCGAATTAACTGCGTCGGTGGCGGGGGGTGTGGATTGGTGTTTTCTTGCACAAAACTCGTGGACGGGTTAACCGGGACCATACCATCGTTGTTTTCTGATAAATTCATAGTGACGACGGGGTTCGACATTTAATATACAACTAGTTTTTTGAAAGTTGTGTGAAACGCAAATGATTTGTCCTGAATTACTTCTTTTTTATGACATTAATAGATGTTTTCCTATTAGCTTTCTTAGCGTCGTCTTCCTTTTGTGATATATACTTAGGGTTATACATCTTCTTATGAAGATTCCAAAGCTCCGGGCTACCAACCTTAAAATTCTTGCGAACGGTTGCTTTATACCAAAACACACAATCCTGTATCTTGTTAGATTTTACTGTGTTATCTAACACGAGACACTCATAGTTTTCTGTGCACGCATCCATTACCTTACAAAACATATCAAACGTTGGAAAGATACCGAAAAACGACTTATAGAGTTTTTCTCTATTTTGTATGATATTTTCTCTGAGTATAAATACATAATCCACATTGGCACGCAATGCTGGTGGAAGGTCCATCACATACTGCATCGTCAACATGAAAAAGATCTTCCAGTGACGCCCGTTCATAAAGCATTGCCGGATACACGTATCCTTTAAGAATTTAGAATCATACATGCAGTCATCTAAAAGCATAAAAGCTCCGCAGTTTGACTTTCCAGCTCCCACCAATTTGCGCTGCCTGGACATTACACGTTCTATGGCTTCCCTGTCGTAATCACCATATACGAACAAGTCGGGTATGAATTCTGAATAAAAATGATTCCCTTCCTCTGTACCAGACAAAACAATACCAGCCGGTAAATGTTTTTTATGATACATGACGTCTTTCACTAAAGTAGATTTACCAGTGTTACGTTTCCCTATAAAAACACACACACGATCATCAGACATCGTTTCTGGTTTGAATTTTCTTAGTTGAAGATTCATCCTTCTAATGTATGTGCCCTGTTTTATTTCGTAAAATTTTACTCATATACATTAGAGATGTCAGGTCGTTTGAACTTGGCTGTCAGAGGGATCCAGGACCATTGGCTCACTGGCGAACCACAGTTTTCGTACTTCCTGATGAATTTTAAAAGACACACAAAGTTTTCTGTAGAACAAATCGAAACACCATTTGATGGAAAACTTGGTTTTGGACGCGAACTTGATTGTAGAATACCTCACAATAAAGGTGATTTGGTTAAGAACATGACTCTTAAGATTACCCTAACAGATCCCGGACCAGAAAGCGTTGGTGTAAATCAATTGGCGTACGTACCATCAATCTGCACAGAGTTAATCGAGTACGTAGACCTTTTAATAGGTGGTCAAACAGTAGAAAGACTCACAGGAGAGTATATTTACATGCATCAACAATTGCATAACTCTGATGACGACGTCTACCAGTCTCTTTACTTTTTGAATGGTCATGGTGGTTTTCTTTCATATCAAGGAAGTTATACCTATTTTATAGATCTTCCGTTCTATTTTTATCGTCACCCAAGCTTAGCTATTCCTATGTGTGCTCTTACTAAACAGTTGGTAGAAGTGAGACTTAAACTTAGAAACGAAAATGAAGTCGTATGGTCTTACCCATACGAAACACCGGGTTCTATAGTTAAAAATTTATCACTCGATACAGAATTTGTTTTTCTTACACCTGATGAAAAGAACTACCTGCTATCAAACCCAATAGAGCACGTGATCACACAAGTGCAGATGTCACAGGTGAATATGAAAGACGGAGAAACCAAAAAATCCGTGATGCTTAACTTTAGACACCCTGTCCGTGAACTATTTTTTGTCACACAAGCGGATGCAGTCAAAAATTTAAACAACTCTCTTATATTTGAAGATATAACAAGGTTAGAACTTAAACTAAATAATCAAACTGTATTTGATATAGATGATTTATTTATGAACTTTGTTCAAACATATAAAAACTATGTAAATGTTCCGTACATTACAGCAGCAACTAATTACCTGGGTAGTACTACAACTCTGTGGTCCAAATTCGGGGCTTATTCCTTTTCAGAAAAACCACATGTGTATTATCCAACTGGCCAAATAAATATGAGTAGAATAAGTCATAAACTCCTAAATATAGAAATAAGTCCTTATTATTCAGGTGATAATAAATTCAGAATTTATGCAGTAAATTACAATGTTCTTCGTTTTGAAAGCGGGTTGGCTGGTTTAAAATTTTAGATCTATATATTAGTAATGGCTGGTTTGGTGCAATTAGAGGCGACCGGTCTTCAAGATAAGTATTTCACGGATGATCCAGAGTATACTTATTTTATAAAAAATTTCAAGAGACATACAAATTATTCTAAAAGTTTTATCGATATAGATCCATCAGGTGACGTTGATTTTGGTCAGATTGCACGATTTACTATACCACCAAACATAGGAGACCTTATAAAGACTATATCTGTGAAAATGACACTACCCGCCATATCATCTGGAATATGTTACGTTGAATCGATTGGTCATGCATTGATAGAAAGAGTTGATCTTTTGATAGGTGGAGAAGTCATACAATCTATACCAAGCGATTATTTACAGATATACTCCGAACAAAACGTTACACAAACAAAACAATGGGCGCTTAACAACATGATTGGCAAATATCCCAATAAGCGGGCGGCAGGTGTAAGAAATTCTAATTATAGTATCATTTCTTCTCTCGGTTCGGCTACGAGCGATAGAAAGTGTTTTGTAGATATTCCATTCTACTTTTTTAACAATACTGAACTATCTTTACCCTTGTGTGCCATAACCAAACAAGAAGTTGAAGTTGAAATAAAGTTGAGAGATCTCAGTGATTTGTTAGTTGATACAAGTGGTTTTCTTGTCACAACCCCGATCAATAAATCAATAAAAGATTTTAAATTGAATTGTGAGATTGTCTTTTTAGACAATGAAGAGAGAAATATGATTAGAAATAGAAAAATAGACTACACAATAACACAGATTCAACAAAATATATTTTCAATACCACTTGGAACAAATCAATTTAAATGCAAAACATCGTTTATAAATCCTGTGAAGGAAATGTATTTCATAATTCAAAGAGAAAACAAGAAAACGGCATCTGATTTTGTTTATCCATTTGATTATGATAATCTTAGTTTTTCACAAAACAATAAAATGATTTTATATGAACAATTAAAACATTTAACTTTACATCTTAACACAGAAGAAGTTATAAATGAAACTACTGGTAACTATATATTTTTAAAAGCTGTACAATCCACCATTCATCATTCAAGATGTCAACTCATGAGACGGTTTTACTCATACAGCTTTGCTCTTGAACCAGAAAAACATTACCCAACTGGTCAGTTAAACTTTAGCCTTGTAAAAGATCAAATTATAAACCTAAGTTTGAATGAATCGGCAATACATTCAAGAGAATTCAGAGTTTGCGCTCTCAGTTACAATATTTTACGTGTAAGCGAGGGATTTGCCAAAACTATTTTTAACAGTTGAATATAATATGATGAAAACAGGTTTTGGTGAAAGTACGGGAGACTTCGAGAATCAAATGATGCAGAGCGCCATTGGTATAATTCAACCCGTTCTTGAAATGGGGATGGTACTCGCAGGAAAGTACGCACACGCATGTGGTCGAGACACGATTTTATCAAAAGATGTGGAATATGCAATGAAGTACTGTGTCATGCACACAGTCGGTCAAAAAATTGGGACACATTTTCCAGATCTATACGACGAAGAAGATACAGATTCAGACGAAGACGATATAGAAGTCGTCGAAGAATCTGATGAAATGTTCGAAAGATATTCGGGTGAAGATGAAACTTTTCTTAAAATAAACGAAGCCTACGACACTTGGGATCAGTGGTCTCCAACCAATCCGACAGAAGAGATGTTAAAAAATGCTATTAATAGTAATGGACTCATCTGATCCACAAGGATGGTCGACCACCGAATATAAGTTTATTATACAGGATGGCGACGATGACGACAGTAGTTCTAGTGATGGTTATTCATCAGATGAACAAATAATAAATTTTGATAAATCATATAAAAATAAAACAAAATATAAAAAGATTTTAACAGAAGAAGAATTGTTACCTGAATAATTTTCTACTTATATTATATAAAAATGCCCGAAATTCTTTCTGACCCGTCTAAGACTATCACTCTTGTGACACAGGAACTCGAAACCCAATCCCTCAATGCGATTGTTGCTGGTTTCAGCTTCGCTGCGGCCCTCAGCTGGAATGACCTCGCTCGTTGGATCATTCAACAATTCGTGAAGACGTCCAAGAACGGTGGTATGCAATACCTCCTCACGGCGATCTTGACCACACTCCTTTCGATTGTGTTCTTCCTCGTGATTTCTCGCTTGTCTAAGCGTGTTTCCAAGCCGGTTCAACCGATCTATGCGGTTACTCGCTAAGTTTCCTTGGACGCATCAACATTAATAGTAATGTACCAACTACAACTATGGTAGCTATATACATATACTCTTTCCATTTATAAGGATTCTCAATTTCGGGAATGCTTATTGGTGGTGGCAACTCAAAGCTTTTCATAACCTTCGGTAAGCCTTCTAATTTATCAGTAGAACATTCTATTTCGAGCTTTATAATATGATCTTGATTCCTAAAATCATAGGGTATTAATCGCCCATGACTCATATAGAAAAATTCAACCTTTAATCTGTGTATTGTTTTTTGTTGTCCAGCGTAAAACGTGTGGTTCAATGGATCATCTGAACCCGTGTGTATAGTGGATGTTGTACCGTTCGTTATGATTCTTCCTGTATAGAATGGTGTATTCGAATAAATGTGTTTATTTAAATTATCAGAACCACTGCTTATTCTAATTATAAGATCATTTGGACCTGTGAAATTTATAGAACCGGATTTTAACTGTCCCGCATCAGAATCATAATCGAGACTTGTAAAACCTAAAATCTGATGAGGTGTCGTTTTTCCGATTTGTGTTGACACGTATCCATTTGTACCCGAATAGAACTGAATAGAGAAATTATCAGAAACTGTATTTGAAAATGTTATAGAATTAGTATCTGCATCATACGACACACTGTCAATTTTAGAAGCCGGGGGAGCCACTAACAACTCCAAATCTGACGCAAGATCAGATCCAGACGAATAGTTTGTGTTCGCAAGAGTGAAATCAGTATTATCAATACTAAAAGTGTTATTTGTAGAATTAATTAACAATTGTGAGTTTGGTATCTTTGCAGAAACGAGTGTAATTTTTGTAACATCATAAATAGGCTGATTTTTCAAATCTATAACGTATTCGTTTTGATTTGGGTACAGTATGGGATCTCTCTCACTGCTATCAATGTCCAATGTATAGACCTTCATTAGAATTTATGTATAAAATTTTAATGATTGTTTTTATCTGAACCAAAACGTAAAATTTAGTTAATACTGTGAGAGAATGGGTTGTTTTCGAGTTGTCGCTTAGCTATGTCAAGACTCATGTTATTAGAATACGGATTCTCGTGACCCTTGTATGCATTGAATTGGTGGTAAGCCTTTTGTTGGTATTGTTGTGTCCAACCACCGTTCGGGGCATTGATGCGACCATCGATGCGACTGGTATCGCTTCGAACAGTCGTAATTTTACCACCCTGGTTAAGGGCATCTGCTCTGACATTCATACGACCCGGATTACCCATACGATTGACTTGTCCTCTGCGATCTTCCTGACGGAAACCGTACCTTTCAAGTTCTTCATTTGTGCGTTTACCGGCCGGAGAAATCGCCGGAGAAATCGTGTAAGCCCCGTGGAAGCTATGGATACCCGGAGTGGGTTGGTTATTGTACATATATTGAGCGTCATTCAGATCACTCTTGAATCTAGTTGGGTCTTGTGCCACTGCACCTTGAGAAACGAGGCGCTTTCTGGGAGCATTTTCAAGGCCATCCGTGCGCAGGCCAGTTTCAGAACGATTCGTCGTTCTCTTTGTGCGTTCGTGGCTTTGTCTGGGCGTTACACCAGACATGCCCTGGGCACGACCAAGAACAGTCGGCCGCCTGGACGGGAGGAAAGCAGTCTTCTCTGGCATGTTATGTGTGAGTTGTCCAACAAGCGGGGCTCGGTAACCCTTCGTGTCGTGTGCTGGGCCAGTTCTACCCGGTAAAGTAGTGAGGCGATGTTCACCGACATTCACCGGATTCACTCTGAAGAGCTGTTGGTAACCACCTTGGGCTGGTGTATCATATCCGACACCCAAACCAGGACCAACCATCTGCTTTTCAATCGGCGAAAGGTTATTCATTCTCCCTCTGTCAAACATACGATCACGCAAACCTAACACCTCCTGACCAGCACTACGCTGTTGGGGCGCAAGTTCCGCAAAACTACCAATTTCAATTTTTCGCTGAAAATCAGGTTCAGGCTCATCGAAATCTTCTTCATATTCTGGTTCAACACCTGTAAAATCTATTTCCTCAATTTCTTGGGGTGCTGTACGCTCAACCTTGTTACTAAGATTCCTCCCAGTATATATGAGACCAGCAACAGCAAGAAGAGATATGGGATCAGCCATTCTTATTTCTTATTGACATTTTTATTACGGTATCTTTGTTGAAAAAGTTCATTCTGGGTTTCGGCACGGGTGCTCGAAGGAGAATAAGACATACTTCTCAAAGGTAAACTGCATGTCATGTTTTGGAGCGGGAAATAGTTTCGCTCATACGTTTGAACAAGATGCTTGTTAAATCTAGAAGTACTCTGCGGTCTGAGTTCATCACTTATATCAACATAACCCGCCGGAGCGCCTTTGCCGGCCATATAAGGGGCCGTACCATACAAAACTGTGTTGGGTCTGCAGCCACCACAGTTAAGAGTACTCGGTTGGGGGTAAATGAAAACCTCTTCGGTCGCCTTCACCAAGGGGAGGGCACCAGTGTTTTGAACAATACTTAATCCAGGCTGAAGCTGGTACGCCATTTATTATTACATGAGAATATTTATGCTACGGCCCTCCCGACACCTAATCGAGAACTTCGAACATCACCCGCTGCGCTGAGACCGGCAAATGCCTCGAGCTGAACGCCTCTGGCATCTGGGCTACAATACACACCCCCATGACTCTTGCACATCGGACCCAATTTAGAACCATAGCACGCCTCGGCAAACCCAGTTTGATCACCTGGGATACTAGAAACCGGGGCGGTCACAAATTGTCTAGCCATAGAGTTGCGCTGGTACTGTGGAAGAGGACTTCTAGAACGTCCAGAATCGTAGCGAATGGTTCCGTCTAAGAACTTCTTCACACCATTCCGAACACTCGGATAAAAGCAAGCCGGGTCTCTGTTGGGATTTTCCATATGGTCACTTATGAGAACGTTACCCATTGGGTTATCATTTGTGGGCTTCTGACAGTCGCTGTAACTATCGGAAGAAAACGGAGCCATACCCGTGGTGTCTTTAATCATGTCAGACTTGTACATAATATAAAGAACACCCAAAACCATGGAACCTAAAACGAAAATTCTAACGTCCCTGCGAATAAGATACAGAATGCACGTAGCGTAAATTATAAATCTTGAAGCGGCATTTACACGTTCTTCTGGAGTTTGTGAATTGTTTGGCCAGAACTGTGTCACCTTTTTTGTATCGATGATTTGTTTGATGTCCTCAAACCAAACTTTCATTTATATAAGTTAAGTTTATTTTTTCATCATACCGCCAAGCATACTGCTCATGGTCTTCATGAGTGCGTCTTGATCAATACCACCATCACCGTCTTGCATCTTATCAGCACAGTCCTGGGCGATGTTTTCAATCATACTCATGGTTTCTTGGGGAATTACCGTAATAGTAGTGCCAAGCATGTAAAGAGTTTGGAGATACTGCCAGATAGCATTCTTCGTGTTATCCGAAAGCGTACCGTTCCAGTACTCCTTAATGTTAAGATCCTTCAAAAATTCAATGTTTTCAAGATCGTTAATGAAAGATTCATCTCTTTGAGAAATCTTATCGGCGTGCGGTGCGATACCTCGCACAAATGCGTCGACACACTTTCTGGGATTAGTTTGCTTAAGAAGTTCAAACGATGTAATAAACTTCTTAATGCTCTTATCTTGGGGGAGAGTCTTGTGCAGTTCAGTCAAGAACTGCCCCATCATGTCATTGAAAGCGCCAACGGAAGCCATATTGTTATTTAGTATTACGTTATCTTTAAGTTAGAAAGGCTCCATTGATATAGTTTCACGTTGACCGATGCCGTTAGACACGATAAAATAGACGAGAATAGCATTAAGGGTGGCGGGTTTAGCGTAATTATTTAATTCGAGTTTACCTTCATTGTTTATGTAAGCCTTGAAGTGTATGTATAAGGCTGTGATTGCGGCGGCTGACAAAGCGGCACTTGCCGGATCCCTGAAGTACTCTGCGAGTTCCATTTAATTATAGCCAACTTTTTTTGTTCGGTGGTCCGGGGCGTCGCCGAAAAGAACACCCTCGTCTTCCCCTGAATGTGCCTGGGGGGTGTGACTCGGGTCCCTGACGTTAGAGATGGTCTTAAACTCATTGGCCAAAGAAGGGATTCCTGGGGCTTCCTGTTGAGGTATCGGTTGTTCCATGGGTTCTTCAGATTCCATAGGAGCCAGCATTTCATCACCAACTTCTTCTCCACCTTCCATTGGTTCTCCCATAGGTTGTTCTTCACCCATATCTTCTTCTTCGGCCGGAAAATCACCTTCAAGAACATCCGGATCTTCAGAATCTTGCATTTCTTCACCGAGATTTATATCGTGCGTTTCTTGAGACATATATGTTTGAAGAATTTGTTGAACCGGAATCAATTCCTTGATTGTTGCCTCGATCGAAACAACAAAGCGCTGTGTGAGCTTTTCGTCACGGGCGTATTCACTTTGTTCTTCGCTAAAAATATATGGGTCTTTATACAAGTCTTTTGCGATGTTATTGTACGCAGTCTGAATAAAAACTTCGTTTATTGGTAACTTCAATGAAATCTTCTTGTTTTGACTCTTCAAACGAACGGACGACAAAATCTTGACATGACTGACAAAAACAGCCGCAAGAAGATCACTAAACCAAGCACAGCGCTCTGTAATATTGTCACTGTGAGACTTGCTCATGGCGTTACTCCAGTTCGGTACTTCCTTGAGAAGCTTCTGGAACATAATCAAAACCTTTTTGTTGTTAGACATCTTCATGGCTTCTTTGTACATATCCTCAAACGCCGTAATCATAACTGGGATCATGATACTACACAACTGACCAGTATACTCCTTCTTTGCCTCGACAAGAATGTTCAAATTCTCCATTTATGATTAAGTGGGCTTTTTTTTACACTATTTACTACGCACCTTTCCTGTATCTATTTGCTACCTTTTTCAAATTTACTAAACTTGGAAATTCTTCTTCTGGTTGCCGAACTTCGTTTTTAGATTCTTTTTTAGATGTATGCCAGGATACATATAAATCGTAATCACTTACCATTTGAACTGTAAACCCGGCTAACACAAGTTGTCTTTCTATATATTTAGTAGCAGCGAATCGATCAAATGTTGGATATCCCATGACAAATGCAGGTATTGTCAGAAATATGTCCTTTCTGTATTGCTGAGCTGCATTCTTTATTCTTCTGGAAAACTGTTCATATATCTTTGTATAAATTTCTTTACGAATTTGTTTTCTTATAGTATCAATTTTAGTGACATCACTTATATTGATCATTACAATTGCATTAACTTATTTTTTGCTGAATCAAACTCACCTTTAGAAATATTGGAAATTTCGTCGACAAGCTCGTAATCAACAAAATCCTTACCACACATGTCATCGATGTATGGGTTTATGTTAGAAGGGTTCTGGGCATCAATCGGCTGACTACGAATAGATTTGATAGAGGCGAGACCATTCTTAATATGAATAGTAGAAACGACAGAGAAACCAAAAGAGAAACCCGTGTCACGAACAACCATAAACATACATTCGTAGATGTCGTTCATGTTCTTGAGGTCATCGTAGCGCTTCTTCAACCTGGCAATCTCCTTTTGAAGTTCTTCAATTTTGGTAACATCGCCCATCATCTTAATCAACTTCGCACGTTCATTCATTGATTGAATGTCTTCGTTGAGTACAGACAATAACTGTGCATCATCTTCTGTTTTGTAGTGCTTTAACGCAGTTGTTTCAATTATATACGTGTACAGCCCGGTTCTTCGCAATATCTCATCGTTTGTAACCTTTACGAGTTTATCGATGAGATCGCTATCAACCATAGCTTCCACACGCTTGTATCCAGTCTTATCAAAAATAGGATCGTCCAGACGAACATTGTCAACGGGTTTGTTATAGCCTGACATCCCGAACACTTCCGTGAAACCTTCACGCCTGGTCAAAAATATCACCAGGATTATCAGTACCAGTATGACTATCGTATTCATATACTAATATGCGTTATTATTTTTCAGAAAATTAATCAATATGTATATATAGGATGTCGCTTCTGATATTTAGTCATAAGTGTAATCATTCAATGGGCATCATTGAGTTTATAAACAGTAACCCTCAGCTGAAACGACTTGTGAGATTTCACAACATCAATACACAAGGTATACCCCCGATGTATGCGAACAAGATTACACGTGTTCCAACTTTACTAACCAAAAATGGAAAAATACTTGTTGGTCGAGAAATTAAAAACTGGCTGGAATCTTTACTGCCCAATACCGATATTCACCATCACGAACTAGGAGGATCCACATTTACGTCATCTATTGATGGTGATGAATATGATGATAATATATTTGCCTTGGACAACTATGGCAGAGCTTTACAGCCAGCTATGACAAAGGAACTAGAAGATAAAATAAACAGAAGTGTTTCTGAATCATATAATAATATAAAGACATAGTTTCAATTTTAAATAATGAAACTCGTTACAATACAAGCATCCGCAATAAAGGCTATTTTCGAAGTACTTAAAGATATTCTAAACGATGTCAATATTTACTTTAGATCTGATGGCATGTATATAGTGACACTCGATACCGCCAGAAGTTCGTTGGTTGATATGTTTCTGTCAGCGGACAACTTCGAAGAATACGAATGTGAGTCTGAAATTATCGCAGGTATAAATATTTTAAATACTTTCAAGCTTTTGAAGTCTATCACGAACAACGACGTGTTGACCATATCGATTGAATGTAAGGAGTACATGAACATTTCGATTATAAATGATCTAAAGAAGACAAGTACGACTTTTCAGTTGAAGTTATTGGATATAAATGAAAGCAGGATCGAAGTTCCCGAGGCCGACAGAACGATTGTTACGACGAGCATGCCGTCAGTCGACTTTCAACGATTGTGTAGAGATATGTCTAATATTGGTGATGAAATCTCGATTACCAGAGATGGTCACAGGTTTAAATTGACATGTGAAGGCGAATTTGCTAATCAAGAAACATGTATAGAATGTGTAAACGATGGACCTTATATTTCGGGACTTTATTCTCTTAAATATTTAAACATTTTTGCAAAAGCTACTAGTATGTGTTCTACCGTGCAACTAATTCAAGAAAATGATAATAGATTTTTGATTATGAAATATAATGTTGCAAATTTGGGTGAACTTAAATTTTATTTGGCGACTAAGATATCTGAAGATCAGTAACTTTTCCGCCAATTGTATTGACAACTTTACTCACACCAATGATATTTGTTACCTTTATTTTGGGATATTCATTTTCTAATGTTTCGTCATCATAATACAAAAGATCTTTTATCATGACATCTTCACCATGAAAATTATTTTTTGGTCCCGCATACCTTCTCACCTTTTCAGTAATGTCTCTCACTGGTTTATCATCATTATCCAGTAAAAATGCATTACTGAAAGGAAGACTAAACGTAAGCTTTTCGTGTTTGGGAACTGTTTTGTTTATGTCATATGTTATGCATTTGTAAATTTTGTCGTTGTACAGATATTTCGTGCGCATCACAATTTTGTCAATGTTCTGAGGTATGCACGTGTATCGGAAATCCATACCGGTGACATTTGAATAATGTTCGTCTAGAATGAAATCCCATTTCCTAGATTCTTCTGCCCAAAAAGCATCTTCAATCAAGAACTTCTTGTTGTGATCCATGTGATATTCGATTTCTTCTGTGAGTATGGTGTAATCCGGAAATGTTACCAATCTTTTGTACGTTCTGTACATCGAACATATTACGCTAGTTAAAAGATTAATGAACATATTTATCTATACTTAAATGGAAGGTAATTTTTTAAGTAGATACAACAACAAGTTGGAAAGTTGGAAACAACAGATACAGACAGACCCTCAAAATAAAAATACATATGAAGCCGAGATGTCTGACTATATAATCAAATGTATGTCTTATATGAATCGTTATACTGACACCACAGAAGAAACGACAGACACAGATAATGTTTTCAATGTAAAGGAAACCAAGGGTTTACAAAAAAAGGATATATTCAGAGATTATCTTATTGAAGTGGAAAATTCAAACGACTTCTATCGACCACAAGAAAGAAAAAACGATTTATGTGAAGATTGTGAAACGAGTAATATAATTCATTTTCACGATACAAGTGATCTAGTGTGTGATGCATGCGGTAAAATTATACGTTCACTTATAAGCGATGAATTGACATATCGAGAGGAACAAGAAACATCTGAGAAAATTATTAATTATTGTTACAAAAGAGAAAATCATTTTAATGAGTGGTTAAGTCAATTCCAAGCACAAGAAATGACAAATATACCCAACGAAGTCATGGAACAACTGCGTGCCGAACTCAAAAAGATGAAAATTAAAAAACTGGATGAGATTACACACGCAAAAATTAGAGGTCTTTTGAAGAAACTTAGACTTAATAAATATTATGAACACGTGCCTTATATAACAAATATACTTAATGGTATCAAAGCACCAAATATGCCTCAAGAACTGGAAGAAAGGTTACGTATCATGTTCAAAGATATTCAAAAACCTTTTGATGACAATTGTCCAACCGAAAGGAAGAATTTCCTCAGTTACTCATATGTTTTGTACAAATTTTGTGAACTTTTGGGGGAAGACGAATATTTACGATACTTTCCACTCCTCAAAAGTAAAGAAAAGTTATATCAACAAGATGTCATATGCAAGAAAATATGCAACCAATTAAAGTGGGAGTATATACCGACTACATGATATAAAGAATTGGAGTACAGATATTTTAATGGTTAATCGATACGAAGAGTATTGTATAAATGATGCAAATTACTTCCTGGAAAGAGCTAAGGAAGCCATGGATGCGAGTAAATCAGATCCAAAAGCATATTATGAGGAAAGTAAAGAACACTGTTCCAACATATGCAAGTTGTTACCTTTCATGGTTCTAATTCAACAAATCGAATCTCAACATCTCGATTTGGGAACGGAGGAAAGTTTATCAGATACGCTTTCTTCAACCCAAGAAGATTCAGATAGTTTTGCGCCTGCAACTCCGCCTGATCGTTGAGATTTTTTATAGTTTTGAACTCCAAAACAACTTCGTTACCTATTATTATGTCTGCTCTAAGATTTCCAACGACGTGACCTTTAAAAGTCACAGGGACTATACGTTCACTTTCATACGGTATACCCAACTCCCTGAGTGACACTTCAACTGCGGTGTGATACACCCTCTCACTGAAACCAGCACCAAGAGCTGAGTAAACTTCAGAGACAAGGTTTATAATTCTTTCACCGTCCATACTCAAATGTCAGGGTGAATCTTTAAATATTTGAATATACTATACAGAATGAGTGAAATTATACTACTGTGTTGTTTATGCTCTTGTGCATCTTCTATTGCTGCGGGTTTTGCGACTACTTATGGTTTGGTTCCCAATACACAACCCTATTATGTAAAGAAATACAAGTTGGAAGAATTAGAAGAACAGTTTAAATCTGTTAACACAGAGACAAATGCTGAAAAAAAAGAAAAAACATGTCGAGATGCGAGGAACAAAGTTCGGTCAATGTTAAATGATGAAGAAAAAACAGGTATGATTTTGGGATATTCCGGTTTTAGTTCGAATTACGAAGAATTTCTCGAAAAATATTACGACGAAACGGAATCAAAAAACGCATTTCAAAAATGTGATGATATATTAAAATAGTAATGTGGTGGCCTTTCAAACTCCCAAAACTCAAGCACTCCTTTAGTTTTCTTCTCGGTGAATAATATGAAGAAGACAAGAAATATAATACCAATCAGTGATTCTAAAGTTCTCAGTACACAAGGGTACAAGGATGTCAAAGATATGTCCGAACTTGCTAGACACCGTGCTCTTGCCCGGGTCGTGCGTACCGGAGAACCACCTCTCGGTTTATTCAGACGACTCAATGTACTTATGATTCTTTTTAAGAGAACAAAGCCAAAACTGTCTAAAATATTTAAAAAGGACCGTGACTGGGTTAAAGAAAAGTATATGTGAATTTAAAGAATAAGTAATCAATTAATTTATGAATGATTGTGACATATGTTGCGAAAAGTTCAACAAATTAAATCACAAAAAAGTTTCGTGTCCATTTTGTGATTTAATGACATGCCGCACGTGTTGTCAGACATATTTATTATCCATCGCTAGTGACCCCCATTGTATGTCTTGCAAAAATTCATGGAACCGTGAATTTGTAGATACATTCTGTACTAAAAAATTTAGAAATACAGATTTGAGAGTGTATCGTGAAAATACACTTTTTGAACATGAAAAATCTCTCATGCCAGAGACACAAGTTGAAGTTGAGCGAATTCTTGCCATGAGAAAATTGCGCAAAATTATAGATGAACAAAAATCAAAACTAATAGAACTTTATCAAAAACATAGAATCTATTATACATCATTCCCTTCGATAGACGTAGTTGATGAAAAGTTTCCAGATATAAAAGAAATTAGAAAATCTGTTAATAAAAGTTTTTCAGATTATAATAATTTGAGAATTAATGGATTTACCATGGAAAATTTGGATACAAAGAAATTTTATAGAAAATGTCCATTGGGTGAATGTAGGGGATTTTTGAATGAAGAATGGTATTGTGGTATTTGTGAATTATCTGTGTGTGATAAATGTAACGAAAAGAAAGACGAAAACCACACATGTGACGAAAATACAGTGGAAACTATGAAACTTTTATTGAAGGATACAAAACCATGTCCCAAATGTGGAACTATGATTCATAAAACTTCGGGTTGTTCGCAGATGTGGTGCCCAGATTGTCACACGGCATTCAACTGGCATAATGGAAATATAGAGACTGGTAAGATTCATAACCCACATTACATTGAATTTAAAAGAAAGACTGGGTTGGGAAGGGAGCATGGCGATATACCATGTGGGGGTGTACCAAATTATACAGAATTGAGAAGTATAAACTCCTCGCATTATATGCTACATTTTAGAGATGTGATATATGACTTGGAATTTGCAACAAATTATAGATATATTTATCCATATGACAATAATACACACTTAAGAATATCATATATGTTGGGAGAACTATCAGAAGAAAGATTCAAAAAGGAAATACAAAAACGTGATAAGATGAGAGAAAAATTCACAGATATACGAAACATATACAATATGATAATAGACACAGGTGGTGACTGTTTAAGGCAATATGTGATTGACCAAGAAAGGCATGATGAAATAGTAGATATATTATTAAATTTGTTAAAATATGGAAATGAATGCATAACAAAAATACACAAAAGATATAATTGTGTATTACCAAGACATTTTACAAAATTTTCTTTGTAAATTATAAGATGTTAATATTATTAGCACTAATTATAATACTTATTTATTTGATACCAGTGTATCAAGAACCCAGAATACTAAAGGGGGTATTGACTTCGGATGAGTGTGAATACATAATAGATAAGTCAAAAGGTAAACTTAAATTATCTACAATAGGAAAGGAACGAAAATTGGATGAAAACTATAGAGTCAGCGAAACAGCATGGCTCGATTTAAAAGATCCGATGATAAACAAAATTGCTAAAAAATGCTTGAAAAATATTGATAGACCTATTAGTAATTGTGAAAATTTGCAAGTTGTTAGATATAAGCCCGGAGGTTTCTACGCACCGCATCACGATGCGTTTAAAAATGAAAAAAACAAAAGAATGTACACGTTCATCATGGCTTTAAATGATGATTATCAAGGAGGGGAAACATATTTTACGGAAATAAATAAAAGTTATAAATTAGCCAAGGGTGATTGTCTTTTATTTGACAACTTGGATAATTATAATTTTATAACATCAAAAGCGGTTCATCAAGGAACGGGAGTTGATACGAATGAAAAGTGGATTTGTAATTTGTGGGTTCATATTTATCCGTATAATTAATCTAACTCACCACGATCTATTATTATTTTGCGATTTTCCATGTGCAAATCTTCGACATCCTTTTTATTTTGACCTGTGTAAGGAACTGCATATCCTTCGTCGCACAACCACTTGTTTACATTGGTCCAAACACCATCTTCAAAAATCCATACTTCTGCCAAAATTCGCCCAAATTTACCACGACTATCACTTTCCGGACAACGTAATTCTATTTCAATGTCATCCTTTTCCGAGGCGACCGCTTTGAGACACCATTCCTTCAACTTTTTTTTGGATAAAAGACCGAATTTCTTTTCTTCTTTGTCGGATGTACGAGATTCGGGAGTATCTATGCTTAATAAACGCACTCTCTGACGTGTACAAACGTCAAAGCCTAAATCAAGGGTTACATCTATCGTGTCACCGTCGACTACTTTCTCGAGTGAACTAACACGATAAATGTATTCACATTTTTCTTGTGTATAAGGGATCATTATATATTATGTCTAGAAAATTACAATCTGAGTATCACATTTCTCTTAGAAGCTTCTCTGAGGATTTTATCAACATTTTTGCTTTCTTTTATTCTTCTTATGTACATTTGTTTATTCTCAACACCTAATCCACGCATTCTTTGGATTCGGTTAATTGCCGGCTGTTTGCTGCGTTGGTTTAAGTTTTGCTTCTTCTTGTTCCACATTTTACGCACATTTTCCTTTCTTTTTTTATTGGTTATGTTTTTTCTTGCATTTGATAGTATTTTTTGCGGATCTTCACCTCTGGATAATCTGTTCATATATCGCTTTCTATTTTCTCTAGTAAGATTTTTCATTGATTGAAGTTTCGAAGAAAGATTTTTAAATTTCATGTCACGCTCTTGTTTCTTTTTTCTTTCAACTTCCTTTTGAGCGTTAGACAGTATCTTGTTACTGCTTTCACCTCTGTTAAGTCTTTTCATAAAACGCTTACGGTTTTCACGGGACAAGTCTGTCATTGATTGAAGTTTCGAAGAAAGATTTTTAAATTTCATGTCACGCTCTTGTTTCTTTTTTCTTTCAACTTCCTTTTGAGCGTTAGACAGTACCTTGTTACTGGTTTCACCCCTGCTAAGTCTATTCATAAAACGCTTGCGGTTTTCGCGGGACAAGCCTGTCATTCGTTGAAGTTTTGATGAAAGATTTTTAATACCTTCGATACGCTTACGCTCTTGTTCCTTCTTTTTCTTAGCTTCAACTTCCTTTTGAGCGTTAGACAGTATCTTGTTACTGCTTTCACCTCTGTTAAGTCTTTTCATAAAACGCTTACGATTTTCACGGGACAAGTCTGTCATTCGTTGAAGTTTTGATGAAAGATTTTTAATACCTTCGATACGCTTACGCTCTTGTTCCTTCTTTTTCTTAGCTTCAACTTCC